ATAACACGCTCTCCGACGTTTACCTTTTCGAGTTCCATTGTATTGGCTCTCATAGTAACACGACGGCCATCTTGGGCGAGAATGGTTGCATCCCACACGTAGTCGATAAAACGACGTGCTTGCTCTGGGCGAAGGATACCTGATCCAGCCTCACCTGAAGGGTTTACTGCATTTGGGCCATCTGTTGTGCCCAAGTTTACTGCTGGGATATTTCCAAGTACGCCACCTGTATGGTAGTTTCCTGGGATATTTACGCCAGCAGATGAACCTGATGCGAACGCACCCTGACCTTGGTAAAGGCCTGGCTCAGTTCCACCAATGTGACCAGTACCTGTGGTACCTGGTTGGTTCTTGATTATTTCTTGTTCCGACATATTGTCACCTCCTAGTGATTTTCTAATTTAATAGATCGGCTGTTTTGAGGAAACGTCCGCCCCATAGGGATTTTTCAACCATTTCAGGTTGATCCTGAACAATCTCGCCGAGATCGCCAGACTTTCGGAAAGCAGTATCTGCTTCTACAGCATCTACACGCTTACCAAACTTATCAAATTCTTCTCTTGCTGATGCAATATCTTTTGCAACTGCTTCGAATGAATTTTTTGCTGTATCGACATCAACCTTTGAAGACTTAAGCATTTCTACTTCTGCCTGCAAAGACTTTACTGTTGATACTAGATCGCTAAAGGCTGATGTTAGAGTGTTCTTGATTTCTGCAAGTGACTCTACAATTACTTCATCTGACTTAGGAGACATTGGCTTCTTGGCCTCTGCTTCTTCATCTGCTGGAGTTTCTGCAGCGGCTTCTGCAGCAGATTCTTCTTCATCTGCAACTGGCTTCATAGCCTTTTTTGCTTCTGCTTCTTCATCTGCTGGAGTTTCTTTTGCTGCTTCTGCAGCAGATTCTGCTTCATCTTTTACTGGGCTTTTCATGGCCTTAGATGCTTCATTTTCTGCTGACTCTGCCTCTGGAGCGACCTCTGACTTTGTTACTTCTGCAATTACTTCTGTTTCAAGAACTTCGGCAACTGTATTTGTCTTTTCTGTCATAGGATTTACATCCTTGTTAATCTTAGAAGTATTAATGCCTTTAGCACTATCAACTAAGAACTTTATCATATTTACCTTTTCATTATCCGTTTTTTCAACGAACCCTATGTTTTGCATGGCTTCTCCAGTAGTTGGGCTAACCTCTGATTCATTTTCTGAAACCATGACAAGGCCTGATTCCTTATCATAAAAAACATTCTCTAATACTGTTTCATCACCCTTGACAACTGAAACGCCATCAACCTTTTCTACTGAAACGATATTAGCAAATTGATTTGCTGGGGAATCTACAAGACTCAACTCAACAAGATCATACTGCTTAATAATTCTAATTGTTTTATCTGACTTTTCATCATATCCATCGTCCCATTTATTCATTCGTCCACCAATATAAAAACCCTGAAGAGTTCCATCTAGAACCTTTTCCCAAGTATCTTGTGCACCTTTTGAAACATAGGCAGAAACATAAACACCGTTATAAAACTTTTTTGATTCTGGATCAAAGTATTTTTCAGCCTTGAAGTTAACCATCTTACCCACTGCAAGTGGTTGATGCATTTCACGGATGTTACCACGGAATCTTGCAAACGCATCCATTGATGCTTCTGCAGTTACGATATCATCTTGTTTATCAATATTATCTAATGATGCAAAACCAGAGACAATGCGTCTCTCTTTATCAACTTTGCTGAATGGCATGGAAAGGCGAAGGTTGTCACCCTCAGAATTCCAATGGGCTTTTGATATAGTCATCGTATTATATATTATAGAGCCTTTTTTCAAAGTATCTCAGTTATTGAGATGCTCTTCCCTCGCCCTTTGGATTTCTTCCACTAACTGTGGCTGGTCCATCGGACTGGTTGTTTACTCGTTCAGAATCTACGGCACGGTTTGTTGTTTGGTTGGCAACATCTTGTGGCTTCATCTGAAATGGCTCGTCTCCCCCTTCAATATGTGGAAGACCTAGGATAGTTCTTGCTTCATTTGGAACCATAACCTGTGTCTTAATATATCTCTCAAGAATTTGAGATTGTGCAATCTCATCTGTAAGTGTAAGTTCATTAAACTTAAAATCCAGAATATCTGTTTTTTCATGAATGATCTTGTTGATCATTTTTTCAAGGTTTCTTTGTGCTGGTCTTGCAACTTGTTCTTTAAAGGTTCTATCTTGTGCAAGTGCTGCTGCAATAGCAGATGAATCAGATCCCCCAAGTTTTGAAAGTGGCACTTGATGTGCTACAAGAATATCATCACGATTTTGTTTGCGATACTCTTTAAATGAACCATCTTGAATTCCGTTTTCAATTGGCTCCATTTTAAAATCAACTTTATTGCTATCTGAATCTCCAGGAAGAGGGATGTAAAGTGTTCTGTGGTTTTGCCCCTTAAGTCCAGTTTGTAAGAATCTAAACATTTTATCTTCTGCTTCGGCAGATAGTTTTGCACCCTTTAATGTAACAACATATCTTGGTGTTGCTTTATTAGAAAAATAATCAATATTATATTGTGAGGCCAATGCGTCACCATAAAGTGAGTTTATTGCAGATAAAATATCTGGAACTCCATAAAAAGTATTTAATGGTGAATATTCTGCAAAGTGAATAATCTCATTTGGTCTTGGATCTGTACCTAGCGGATTTGGATTCTTTGCTCCAAAATTACGGAAGTAAACAACTTTGTTTCCAATAACTTGAACAAAGCCATCACGCAAACGACGAATACGCATTGTTGTAGATGGTATATGTCCAACATATCCAATCTCGCCACGTACAGTTCTTCCGATTTCCAAATAACCATTTCCAGTTGCTTGCAAATCTGTAAAAACTTTTTCCATGGTTGTGGTAAATGCATCGTCACTATTTAGTGATTCAAGCCAATCACGCAATTCAATTTTTGCTCTTTCAATTCTTTTACGTGCTCGTTCTGTTGCACCCGAATCAGTTGAAGATTCTAACTTAAGCATTGTTCTTGGAGAAACCTCAAAGTCATATCCAAGTCCAACAATGTTTTCTACTTTTGCATCAATTGCTGCATGGTTAGCAAAAGAAGTGTCATAATAGTTAGCAAGTTCATACAAATTCCAAGGCGGGGTGATTACATCAAAAAGTCCATAACCATTTCTATAAATAAGTCCAGGGTTAATTTCTTTTGATCTGGCCCCATCAAGACCTGTGCTCTCTGCTCTTGAACTATCAATATATTGTTGACTTGCATCAACCTTAACCATTCTACTTGTTCTACGCTTAAAGTTTGTATCTAGGCCATCAAGATTTTTTAATTCATCCCAAGTTTTATTGAATGGGTCTTGTGCTTTAAAAATATCATCTTGTTTAATTGGCTCATCCAAACTAATTCGAATGTTTTGAGATCTATCTTCAGACATTAGTCATCACTTCCATATTTGTTGTAAGTATCTTGAGCAGCCTTCCAAGCACCCAAATCGTTCATAGAAGGAATAAGTCCTTCTGCCAATCTTTGCTTTTGTTCTGAATATTCTTCTTCTGTAATTCTTGTCAAACCTGGAACAAAAATACAATCGCCTAAACCATCATCACCATAATATTTTGCAGCATCTCTGAGTTTAGCAATCTGAGCAATATCGCCCTTCATAGATTCAATATTCAGCACTGATCCTGTACCATCTGTAAACCATTTTCCATCAGCCTTTTTATAAACATAAAGGCCCCAATCATAGTGCTTTTCGATAACCTTTACACGAGATTCTCCGACCTGCCCCTTCATTTTAGGCAAGTTTTTCTTTTTTTGTTTTGGATTTGGCATATTCATAACCATAAGTATACCATATATCAGGATGTTTGTACTGGAGAACGCCAAGTTATGTCTGTAGAAATAGGGTAGTTGTAACCAGTCATAACCAAAGAAGTATCATCATCTACAATAATCTTCTCAGTTCCCATATATGACCTATAAATTCCAGCCAGATCTGCTCCATATACACTTTGGGATGCAATAACCAAAACCCCATCCCAACTATAAAACTTATCCCAGAATAGCCAGTCATAGGTTATATCTACACCGCTCTTTACTCTATACCAAGGGCGTTTTGTCTGTTTGTTAATTTGTGTTAATTTGGTTGATTGATAATAAGAAATATTATTGAACGAAAGTGGTCCAGTTAAATTTAATCTTCCTGTATAGTTATCAAAGTTAATTAGGCTTGAAAAAGAGATTCCAACAAATGCCCATTCTTTAACTGTGATAACAGGATCATTAACCATATTCCCGTTTAGATAAAATCCTATTCCGTTTTGTACTTGTCCAGTATCCTTATCAATTGCATAAATTCTTGCTCGTTTTCCATTTTTTTGATTAGCAACCAAATAAAATTCTAAAGTTCTTGTTCCATTAATTATCTCAAATGCCTTGATTGGAGTATATGTAAAAAAATCTTCATCGTATTTTATACACATCTGCATTGCCATAATTTCATAATTATTGGCTTTATTTGTATTTATTGGAATTGAGATTCCTCTATCTTCATATGGCAAAAAGTCTCCACGAATTCTTATTCCAGAATTTTTTGTTAAATGTAAATAAGGCGTACTTCCTTTATAAATGCTAAATGGGTTGTGGCTTTTATAATCATAATATACCCCAGTCTTTTTATATGGGTACATGTCAATACCAAGTTTTGTTCCAATTGGATTAAAACTATTTTCATTAAATGCTTGTGACGCAATCTGTAATTGTTTAACTGCTAAAGGACTTGAAAAAATTCCATCAACATTTATATACATATGTACTACAAGTGATAATAAATTAAAATCAGTATCAGCAGGTGGATAGATAATCATATTATCAACAACTTCATATTTTGTTTTTAGCCAATTAGAGCCTGGAACAATAATTCCATTTTTGCCAGCCTTTTCAATTTGCGTATAAAATAAATCTTCATTATTAGAGCCTTCTGATATATATTGAAATGTTATGTATGATTTTAAAAATGATCCAGTAGTATCATAATTATAAGTTTTTGTTGTTTTATCTTTTAACTCTTGATAACTATTATATCCAGTATAAAGTTCATTGTCTAAGAAACTATATGGTTTCTGTGTTGGAGAACTATACATAAGTTGTAGTTGCTCATAACTCCAAGTTGTTGGGGTTGAGATTGTTTCAGCAAATTTAGATGGTGCTGGATAGTTAATATTAAACTGTAACATATCAAGATCATAGTAAGAGTTACCGTTTGATTGTTGAATATATTTTGCAAAATATGTAAGAGGGATATAATCTTCCCAATACCCCTGAATTGCAATATCTAAAATAAAATCACCTAAAACATTTTTAGCAATTAATGTATAACTTGCTGAGTGATTGACAAAGTAATCTGCTACATCTAATTGTGTTGTTTCAGTTTGTGGAAATGGTAATCCATTTTGATTAAAATAAAAAAACAAATTATTAAAATTTCTTGCGTTTGCAAAACCTATTCTATAAATATTTCCAGTAAAAGTATTTTGTAGTTTATCATTACCTCCGACAAAAAGTGATAGGTTTGCTAAATTTCCTAAAAATCCAGATAAAGATCCAGAATAAAAAGTTTTAAATTTTTCCAAGTCCAGTCCTGCAATAAAACTATTTGAAACAGAAGCAATGTCTTCTGTATGTAAAATTTGTTCAACCAAGTTATTTGATATAGAATATATAATTTGATCAGCAACAATATCTACAGATAAAAAATTGCCAGTTATATTATTTTTTAATCTAAATAGAGTTTGTTTGTCATTAGAAATATTTTTAATTTTAAAAACGCCATAAATACATTTAGTTTCATCCATTAGAACAGATGCATTTTGAAATAAAAGATATGCTTGTAAATTTGACCAATCATAGTCTTGATTTGATAAACCAAAAGTAATAAATTTATTTGATTCATCTTGTGATGATGAATTAGATGTTAACCACTGTTGTTTAGAGCCTTTACTTAAAATAATTTCTGGCAAAGTATATTCTGGCATTGTCAAAGATCCGTTTTTAACC